TCTGCTCATTACGTAATTCAACATAGATAGCATCTATTTTCGTGTCACGCTGTGCAATACGATCCTCTAGCCAATCCACTTGTTTACGTTCATTCTCATCTTCCATAGAGTCAGCAGAAGCATCCTCCTTTCGAGCATTTGTTTTACGATTTACCCAAAAGGTTACAAGCCATGTGATTGTTGAAGTACCACCTATTGCTCCCAGTATTGCTAACCAGTCGTTTAGTTCCATTTGCTTTGTTTTTTTGATTATTGATGGTTTTGCTTATTCTTAATTATGTGCATTTATACGTTTTACCATTGTCCCTTTTTCATAGAATGCAATTTCAGTTGAATCGATAGTAATAGACCTGTAATCGTCAGTACTACTTTCACCTGAGTCCCATGATCCACGCTCTAGCCCTATATAATCTGCACGTATAGTCGTTCTACCACTAACTTTCCCCTCTACACTAAAGGCAGTCATCCTTATTTGAGGCCACGAAAAAGAACTTGGATTTCCCGAAAAATCGATGTTTGTAACACATCGATTTTTTTCGTCATACATCTTTAGCGAGTTTGATTCTGGGTCAATTATTATTCTATTTCCTTTGCTTGCACCTGATTCTACCCGCCCTTTAAACAAATATTTCTTCATTACTGGGTCAAGTTCAAAAACAATCTCATTATCAACTAAAGCAAAGATTCCTGTGCGTGTAGTACCATCTGCTGCCGTGAGACAATCCTTCCCTTGCGCTATTCCGGTCAGTTTTCCGTCAGCAGATTTTGTGCCCGAAAACATCTTGGGAGTAACAATATACTCTTCACCCAATTCCGTTGCATAACCGTTCCACTTTTCAATCCACGGCAAAAGATTTGCGTCCTGACCATCCTTACCCGGCTCCCCTTTTACTCGTATAGGATCACCCCATTCACCTGAATCCGCACTTTCCGATACTTTTTGAGAAATCCAAATAACGGATTCAGTTGAATCCGTATGCCAGCCGTTTGTCGTACCATCTCCGACTGGTATTTCCGGTTCTTCTTCGCTGTCATGATAGGTTATATACACCCTCATTCCATCCTTACCCGGTTCACCGTCGGCACCGGGTGTGCCATCAATTCCATTTGTTCCATCCGTCCCGTCATTACCATCTGCTACCATTAATTCCCATGCCAATCCATTATAAATATAAACCCGACCGTTATCCGTATCACGATACACCCAATTTTTTTGAGGATTAGCAGGCGGAATTGAAGAGTCTCCCTTCCAAACAATATCAAGACCATCAGCCCCATCTTTACCGTTGGCTCCATCCAGACCATTCTTGCCATCCGAACCGTCAACTGTCATAACATACCATGCATCATCTTGATAAACATAGCTTTTTTTGTCGGTGATATTACGGTAATACCAACCGTTTTGGGGGTTGGAAGGATGAGAGGAATATTCTCCTTTATACACCAAGCTAGCTCCATCCTTGCCATTTATACCGTCCGCTCCGTCTATGCCATTGTATCCATCCTTTCCGTCTTGTCCATTTTTACCGTCGGCACCGTCTTTTCCCGGTTCACCTTTCAGATTTTCTTTTGCATCATCAGATAGATTGTCCCAAGTAAGAACAACATCCTTCATAGTACATACGCACTTTTTATTTGATTCGTCCCATATCCATGAAATTGCACCACCGGCAATGTGTCCCGACTTATCCGGTTTAAATAAGGCCGAACCACACCCCAGCTCCGCAGTACCATCCGGATATATACAGTAAGCAATATTTCCCTTACTATCAACTCCCTTTATCATGCCATTCACACAGTAGAAGCCTTTAAGTCCTCCACTTCCGGGTATGTCACCGCCAACACGAACCTTAACCTTTCCTTCCCAATTCTTACTGTTAAGATCGAACATTACGTCAATAGCCGGTTGCCCCGTTTCGTCGGCATGCATATAGATAGCGGACTGGCGAGCTTTATTCTGTGAATTACCGAACTGGACCAGTTCATCACCTGCAGCGGGAACATTGAGAACATTACCGGATTCATCTTTATCAAATTCAGATAAAGGCACGTGTAAGGTTTTTGTCTCTACATCAACCGATGATACTTCGACATGATAAAGTTTTGTCTTATCTCCTACGAATGTCTGACAGCGCACGAAATCATGCGCAACAATGCTCACATCTTCATCCTCCAACTCGATAAGGTATTCTGTACCATCGTCAGAGATTCGAGCAGACTTTACTTTCCCGTGTCCTTGACTTATTGTTTGTGCACCGATTATCGCTCTAATTTTTGAGATCAACATTTCAAAAACAAGCATAGTCTCACGAACTACGATTGTATCAATCTCCAGTTTCCATTTACCAGTCATGTACTCCCAGAGTTTCCAACCATGTCCTGCAAAGCCGGACATGAAATCTTCCACATACTCTTTTACTCCATTCGCTAATTTTTGTCCTGTCTCTTTCACCGAACAGAGAAAGCCGTAAAATTTACCGTTACTTAATATTGCCATATTTAATTATCTAATATAAGAAATCATACTAAGTCAAGACAACTTGGTAAGTTCGATAAGATTAATTCCCGGCCGCCCGCCTTGTAATGTTGACCACGCTGCTAAATCAACCGGAATCGAACTGTCTGAAATAGTAAAATTCAACTCATTATGAAAGCTGGAATTATTGAAAGCCGTCCATCCCTCCCCAGTACCTACTCCATTCTGAGTCTCTGCCAAGATGTTACTGCCCTGACATACGGCATAATGAGTCGCTAATCTTTCTGACTCTTTCATATCTACATAAGATTTTCCCGACCATAGAAAACGAATGGAATAATTTCCTGAAGGCAATGTAAATGACAGCCTCATTTTACCGTTCATATTAGAAACTACTATCGCTTGCAAATAGGCTGCAATCGGAATATCCCCTGTATCCAATTGAGCTTCCTCTCCCTTTATAGGTGTGACCCATGCACCTTGTTGGTCTACAAATATGTTATTGGGTTGATAATATACATTCTTGTTAAAATTGAAAAACCAATTAGATAAAATGGAACCATCCGATTTATATAAATTAGCTGACTCATTCAGGATATTCAAGCTTCCATTTATTTGATTGTATGAAACGCCTGTTATCGTTTGTTTTAGCACATTCCCAGTTGCGGAATTGTTAAAACCTAAATAGACCTTTCCGGTGGAGACTGCTTGCTGTTCAAGAACAATAGACGCACTGGCGATACGGCTTTCAAGTGTAGCGTTCTTCACTTGCGCATACGCTACTTTCGAGCCGTAATCGCTAAAAGTATATGAAATACCGGAACCGGGGTAGGCGATCCATTGAACTGCGGACAAATCCGATGATTCTCCTATTCGGTAATGTGTTGGCGTAGTATTTGCCGTAAGTGTTATAGGCACAGTCAGTTTGTTGTATGTAGCTTGTCCACTCGCTAGAATGAAACTTGTTATACTTATCACGGTATTATCAATGTAATTTATGGAGTTGTATTTTACAGATGTTTCTACCTCCTCGTTTTTCAACTGGACATATATATTATTTGTACCGTAATTTTGCAATGTAAGTGATACTGGCCTTTGCGAGAATTGAATCCATGGAAGATTGGATAAGTCAGCGGAAGTTCCTATTCTGTAATGGGTCGGTGTACCGTTCTCATAGGTGAAATTAACACTAACAACAGGATTATCCGTATAGCTGTCATTATTGTTGATTATTACTCCAGTGAGTCTAAATACTGTGACAAAACCTGCCTGCACCATTGGAACATGGTACCAGGGAGAATCCTTTGATGCCCGAATGCTTAATATACCTTTCATAATTATTTTTTATTTTATAATAAAACTTGCATTGAACTGCCTACATTTCTTACAGCGTAACTGGCCGCATTGGTGATATATGCGAATCGCGGACCAATCTCCGATAATCGTGCGTGGCTGCCTTGTTTTGACGCCATTCTACCGATTTGATTGGTTGACGAAGACCAAGTGTCATGTCCTTCCAATTTAGCACACTCTCCTGTCAATATTGTTCCCCCGGCATCTCCTCCGACGAATGTATAAGGAGCAAGAGACTTTCTAAATCCATTAAAGCCGGTGTATTCTCCTATTTTCTTATATTTTCTCTCAAACTCAAAAGTTTCATTAATTCCTTTATATACAACTGATTCTGACAAGAACTTTTTTTGGTCTGTTTCTAAATATATAGAATAAGGGAGTTCTCCCCCCGGTGCCTCATTCAACCTTTTCCCGACAATCTCGCATCCGCCAGGAATGTATCTTGATATGTCTCCGCAGATATTAAATCCGTCCATTATGGGGACACGAATAATACATTCAACCTTAGCTACGATTGATTCACCAGCAGAGTTAAAGCAATTGATCGTTTGACTTACTTTTTTGTAAAGGCGTGCATTCATTTCCCCTTGCAATAAAGAAACAACTCCATCTGGATTTTGGTAATAATATGTTTCGCCGTAGAATGTGAAATCGGTATTTGGTTGTATGCCCAGTTCTGCCGCAAACGACAATGCCATTTGAGCCTCCATACATTGCTCCTTCGCCCATTGTACATTTAGAAATTCAGACATAAAACTAGAGTTGCCACCAGAAAGACACAATCCTTTCGTTTCGTTCCATATTGCGTATACAAACGTATTCCCACCATCTGTAGAGTAGCGTACCCCGCCATATTGCAATAATTGTTCATAGTTGGCAATACGATCATTGGAGGATATTCCGCTAGAAAACAAACTGGGGCTATGAAGCGCTTTTGTATTATGTTTTATTTCATGACTGGTTAGAAAGCAACAATATGCAAACATTCCGATTTCAGAAAATGGATATGGCTTGGTCGAGTCATAATTATTAGCTCTGGCAAATGAAGCGGATGACATTTGGTTTACGTCATTCGTACGAGGATAAGTCCGGTCTGCTCTGTAAAATGCAGTAAATAATTCATCACGGCCTTTACAGGACATGGTATTGGGGTCGCCTGTATTATAGAGAAAGAAGTAATTTCTGAATTTTCCTCCGAATGTCGTAGACGGACCCGGCGATAATCCTGTTCTCTCTAATTTTTTGGCAACTATCCCATCCCAAGTTATTGGGGAGGAGAATACCCCTTTCCATCTTTTACCGCTATTGCCGATTTCATTATCTATAAAATACATTTCACAGGGCAAACCAATCATTATAGAATAATTTGTCTCTGTTGTTTCCCAAGGACGCAGAATACGCACTTCGTTTCCTGTAGAATTATATAGCTTTTGATCCATACCGAATTCGTTGAAAAATGCCAAAGCGTCAAAATTGTTGGCGTCACAATACTTCTGTGTACCACTTTCATCCAGATACAATTCAACATCACATTCCGCTTTCTGAACCGAAGTTATACCTACTGTTGGAGCGAAAGAACCATCAACGAACCTGAAAAAATTGTTTCTCTTCAATTCTCCGACAATTCGAGAGTCTTCCAATCTGTTTTTTGTGCAGTCAATAAGATAAGGACGCCAACAATCAGCGATATCAACTAGTCCGAAGTTCCCATTTGATTCGGGAGATAAACTTCCTGATTGATAATAGACAGCTATTTTATTCGGGGATTGTAATTGCAATTCCGCTATTTTGTTGTAAATATCTTGCTTTGTTAGATCATATTCTGATTTTAACACTGTTTCAATATATTCACCTGATGGGTCTATGTTAATAAGGTGTTCATCAGTAGCTTCTTCAATACTGCCAATATGTGTCAGACTACTTTCGGACATATTATCTACTTTCGATTTATATAAGTTATCAAAATCATTAGTAGATAATCCTTTCCCATCCACTTTTGCAACCTTTTTATCCAACTCTTCTGTGATAACTTTATTTTGTACCGGATTAGTAGAAGTAGTACTAAGTGAAGAATCAATGTCTATCGTTGCACCACTTCCAGAATTAGCATCCTCTACAAGTTCGTTTACTTTGTCCTTTATTGTGTTCAAGTCTTGTGCTTTCAGCACTTCGCCCGATTGAAATTCTTTCGTTAACTTATTCATAATCACACTAATTTATTTACATCTAATAGACCTGTATCTAGTACCATTTCTAAATTCACTGGGGGAGTAACTCCGCCAGAGATTGACGACACCGATATAAACACCCATTTACCTAATACCTGATGATAAACAGGCATGAGCATATTATCAAAATCCGTCAGAGAACTAAGTACAGGTGGAACGGCTTCCCAATTCTCGCCTTTTACAAATAAAGAACCTAATACAGCGCTGTCAGCTTCATCATCTACATTATCAAGTTCACCCAGTGTCGCCGCACCACCTGTAGCAGTACGCATTTCTTCAACAAATACATCTTCGTTCTCTTCTACAATACCATCCCTGAACTCTTCTGATAATAAAGACATCAGCATAGGCTCTACAACTTCCGTTTTGCGAACAACTAACCCATTGTTAGCCTGAATTAACTCCTCTGCGATTAACCCTTTCAAGAACGTTATGATTCCTGCAGCCCGATCATTCTCTGTTTTGCTTAGTTTCTTTTCCAGCTCCTGCTCTATCAAATCGAACAATTCATCGACTGTCGTGAACTTACCTTCCAACTCCTGAAAGTTTATTCCAATCTTTGAAAAATTTCTTTGCAATTTGAGCCGTACATCACGTCCGGTATCATTCGCTCCGTTCCACGGGACTATATTTTCATAATTATTATCCATCACGCACTATGTAAGTTCTAATTCATTTCCATCAAATTCTAACAATAGAATTTGCCAGCACATTCCATATTCAAGAGTATCTGCATCTATAAAATTCAGCATATAGTCAGCAAAGCGATTCGTTTCTAAAGTGCTTTGTTTACGAAGTCGGGCATGTTCAACTTTGACTATGCCCTGGCTTTTATTACGTTCATAACTATAACTCATGAAAGCAAATGAGAAGACTTCTCCCCGTTCGCTTTTCTCTTTCATTCGACGAATTGCTTCATATATTTCCATACTACAAAAGTACCTTCCAGATAAGCCTTAAAAAAGGACAATAAAAACCCCAAGTCCTCACGGATTTTGGGGCTAGTTTCATTTAGTTTTAACTTTAAACTTGTGACAGGAAAGCGTCTCCCGACGCAAATACTCCTCTATAACAAACACATTGCAAATATACTCTCCTTTCTTGCCTTAAAAAAGGACACTAACCACGACTCACATTCCTTTCCATTCTCTCTAATTTTTTAATCCCATCACGAACAGCTCGCGAATCAACAATTAAATCTTTCTCAAGAATAGATTGAAGCAAATCATTATTCGTATTCAAAAGAACGAATAGTTTACGCAATGTCTCTTCGTCCATGATATGACCGCTAACAGTATATCGGGAGGAAGAAGATACTGAATCATCAGAATAACCACCACTATATTTACCACTTTTAGTACGTACCTGCTCTAAAATTTGTGTAGTGTTCAACATTCGGATTGTTCCATTCTTTTGCGCAACATTGAAAACATCAAGAAATTGGCGCACATGAGGATTCTCTACTCCCTCATGATTGGTCACGAATTCATTTTTATGAACGGGAATAACTCCGGCAACATCATCCGGATTTCCTGTTTTAGTATATCCTTCAACATATTCATCAGAATAACCACCGGACTTCAAGCCCTTCGCTTCATCCCGTTGCTGTTTGGCTACAGCTATCTGTGCCGCACCACTAGCTACAGCTGCCGCAGCTGCAATGGCACCAAGAGCCGGACCAACAATAGGAATACCGGCCATTGCCTTATATGCTTCCATTGCAGCAACAGCAGTACTTGCAGTAATTTGTAAAACCGATACGGCAAATTGTTTGTCTGCATATTTCCTCTTTACCTGATTTAGGGCCTCTTCTTTCTCTTCTTCTAACTTAGTTGTATCCTTCCCGGCTTTCTTGGCGGCTTTTATTTCCTTGTCATATTTATGAGTTACTTTGTTTATTTCTGCATCTTGGAATCCCTGAACAGCAGAAGAAGCACTACTCATTATACTACTCACAGCATTAAAATACTGTTCACTTCCTTCTATCTTTTTCTGAATATATTCATTATTGATTTTATTTTTTGCTATTTCGTATTCTTCCTCTGAAAGCAGCCCTTTTTTATGTTCCTCCTCAAGAGCTTTCAGTTTTAAATCTCTAATATCCTCGGCAGCGTCCAACTCATATTTTTGTATAACAGTAGCCCTATCCTTCGCTCCTTTTTCCTCAATTTTTCTCTTCGATTCTTCATATACAGACGTAAGAAGAGTAACATCCAACCCATTCTTTCGAGCTAGTTCTAATTGAGATTTATAAAAGGATTCCAGTGCTGCCAGTTGTTGGTCAGTGGAAGCCAAACCATTCATCTTGTTAAACTGGCTACTGAAATTCTGAATTTGATTAGCACTATCCCGAATGATCTTAATACGTTTATCACTAATTTGTTGTTCAAGATTGAGAATATTATCCCCTGCCTCTTTTAAGGCTTTGGCTTTGACCTCTCCATTTTGGAATTCAAGTTCAGCAACATCGTTTTTATAATCTTTTGCTATTTCGAGTCTGGAATATAGAGAGGCAATCTCAATAGCTAAAAGGCGATTTTTATAATCTTTTTCTGTCAGCTCACCACTATCATTGAGTTTAGACTGTTCAAGCAGAATATTTTTCTCTCCAGCATTAACAGTATTCAGTCTTCTGTCCCGATATTCTTTAATTAAGTTGAGACGAGTTTCTTCTGACTTTTTTAGAGTATTATAAATTGCGCTTTGTGCCTCACTTTCCAATTTACCCAATTCAGCCAGATGTTTCTTGTCTTTTTCACTTGATTGATACTTTTTGATGATCGCCAGCCTTTCAACCTGAAATTCCAGTTCTTTTTGAAGTGCATCTAACTGATATTCATTCTCAGTCCTGGCTAACGCATCCGAGCTTTTCTGTAACAATAATAATTCTTCTTTATATGCATTTTCTGCATTTTGCAATCGAGTGGTCCACGGTTTCTTGTCTTTGTCATCTGGTGGAGGAGCTCCACCTTCTGTTTTCTTTTCTACTTCTATTTTTATCAATTTCTGACGAGATTCTTCCATGTGTGCATTTAGTAGAGCCACTTCTTTATCAATATCTCTCACTTGATTAACGCCTTTATTTATATATCTATCCAAAACATTGTCAGCCCATGAATCTGTCATTAAACCTAGGGATTGTTTGAATCCATTCAACATATTAGCAGCGCCAGCTTCAATGTCCTCTAAAAAACCATTATCAGGACCATTCTTTAATATATCATTTTTTTGGTCATTTAATTCAGATACTTTCTGTTGAGTTTGTTTTATATCCTCTAATATAAGTAGACTGTCAATATAGGCATTTACAGCAGCAGTAGCTTGCTCTGTATTTATTTTCTCAAGAGTAAGACTACCCAAATATTCAGGAGATAGTTCATTTAATCTTTTTATAGCAGCCTCTCTCTCCTCTTTACTTCTTTTCTCATCCCTAGCTATATTTAAGAAATCCTTAACTGATGCAGCTTCTTGATTTACAATAGAAACAGATCGTCTACGAATATCTTGAAGATTTCTTTCCAAACGTTCACTCTCACTTAACTGTTTATTAGTATCAATAAGTAAACCTATGAGGGATGCACCTATTGTTAGGAGTAATCCCCATGGGTGTGCCTTTGCAACACTATATAAAGTTTTTAGCCCCGTGACAATTTTACCAGTCCAAAGTACTTTAGCTTTATCTGCAATAACTGAAGCATTGACAGCAATAGTATATCCTGCAATGGAAGTTGTTGCAAATATAATGGCATTTTTATATTCACTAAATATGGATACTATTTTAACTAATCCTTTGACTGTAAGACTACCGGTACTCACCATGTATTTCATAACAGGGAGCAACCGTTCTCCAAGTTCGATCCGAATTTCCTTAAAATGTTTCTTAGCTTTATCCAGCTCTGCCTGAACCGTCGTATTTTGTACATTATACTCATTCGTAATACTGGTACCATCAATGAAAGCCTGATTAGCTGTTTCCTGCTCTTTACGGACTTTTTCAACATTGCTAGCTAATGCGCTGATAACTCCTGCCGCTTCGGCACCACTCAACTTCATTTCCTTTAAAACAGGTGCCATTTTATCCATACCACCTAATTTCCCCAAACTAGCAAGGAACTGAAGAACAGCTTCATTAGCATCCGTCTCCATCAGCGTTGTAAATTGCTTAACATCCACTCGAGCTATTTTCGCGTACTTTGCAGGCTCCTGATATAATTTTAAGATCAATCCTTGTAAAGCAGTGCTGGCCATTTCGCTACGAAGCATATTTTGATCGAGTGCCGAAGCAAAGCCCATGACATCAGTAATTGAAAGTTTTGCCTGTTTTGCCACTCCCCCCATGCGCGCACTGAATTCCACCAAATAAGGTTCAGCAGCACTAGAATTTTGTGCGACTTCGTTCACCGCACTACCGATAGCTAACATATTTTCTTTCATTGAACGTTCGCTATCACCAAACATATCTGCCAACTTGCCAATATTCTTGATAGCATCCTGTCCCAGGTCCTCCCCAAGTGCAACATCAATCATATTAGCAGCTTCTACAAACTCTAAAACATCATTTTTCGCTGTAATTCCAAGCCGCCCGGCATCTCCTGCAAGTTCATTCAATCGTTCACGTGCTGTACGAGTATCCATCTTCTTAAACTCCTCATTCAAACCAGCGACTTGTTCACTCGTCATGCCAGTATATTTGCGTACCTGGCTTTCCGCTTCCTGCATCTGCGCAAATTCATCCACACATTTACGGGCGGTCAAGGTTATTCCGGTCAATGAAGCAATTACACTCGCACCGATGGCAGCATATTTGTTAAACCCACTGGAAAATTTCGACAGAGACATTTCAGTAGAATCAACTTGTCCTCTCAATATTTTCAATCGTTCTTCTACTAAATTCAAATCGCGTTGATATGACAGCCATTTTTCACTATTAGGGATTGAACGATCCATTTGCACTTTCAATGTCCGTGCTCCTTTTCTCAATTCATCATAAGTTAGACCGGTCAGTCCTACAACCTTTTTATGTTCTTTATATTCATTATTAAGCTTATCAAGAGCTGCTTTTTTCTCTATATAAACTGCTGTGTCTTTTTTGCCATCAGTCTCCATTTTAGAAAGTTCGTTTCTTAAAACAGAAATAACGTCTTTCGTTTCAACTAATTTTTGCTTTGCTTCGGCATTATCAATGCGAATAGCTATTCTAAAGTCATTAATACCAATTCCCATAAACTTTTAATTAATACACAAAAATACCTTCTTATTCACCCTCAAAAAAGGACATAAAAAAGGCCCGCACTTGAGTTGCGAGCTTTATGATCTAACTATCCAACCATCGACCATTGTCCAACCATGTACCGCCATCTCTCCATTTCCCATCTGTCAGAATCCACTGTTTTTCTGCTTCTACATCACTAATCCGGATCGGATAGAATGTGCCTTGCCATGCTCCAGACCGTCCATCGGCATTGATAACATCCTCTATCTCTTTACAGACATAACGTTTGTTCCGGATTTCAAATATATTCCGCGTATCATAAACGTTAACATCATAACTCTTTATCTTGATGCCGTGCTTATAATCAATATCGTACATACGTGAATAGAGCATTTTATCTAAATATGCTAACCGTAAATTACCTGTATATGGGGTGTCCTCACAGTTAAAAGAATGAGGGTAATCAATCGTGAAAACTTTAGGATTAAAATCCTTATCATCTCTGCGCTTTACGTAAAGAGTCATCGGTGACATTCCTTTGTAGTATGATACATAAATCTTTTGTTGATTCTTATCTTTTTCCGTAGGGATGTCTTCTCCGCTTTGTATTAACTCATAAATGCCATTACTTTCATCACTGGTACCAATCTTGCTTCCGGATATTTTTGGAACTGTTACAAGTGATCGTTCAGAGTCTGGCATAAATACCGGCTCCATACCACTCTCATAAGTGATCCGTTCTATACCATAGTTCGTCATATCGGAAGGCATAATGTTTAATTTGATTTCATTTTCACTCTGCTCCCGAAGAACATCACCAAACATATTTACTTCATCTGTGTGCCATCCCCTATTCGAATCATCAGGCACCGTAATGTAGTACCGGCAACTATCATGTGTATAAAACAGATAGTTTTTAACAGCCTGATATCCGGATGAGCTAATACTTTCTACAAATTGAGTGAATTCCAGTACTGTATCAAAATCCTTTCGGGTCGCAGAAGAAAGAATATTTTTATCTATATGCTGTGGCTTGTAATATTCACTGTCAGTCGGTTCTATCAACACATTACTTTGAGAAGGGTCTTTGTCGTTCTCCCCCTCTTCTGTTTCGTATTCATCTACAACTTGCTGAACATGGCAAACCTGTGCATTTTTAAAATATTCTGCCCTGAACAGTATAGAAACCTCTTTCTTTCTATTATTGACAAGAAAACACAGATTAAAAAAACTCTCAAATTCCGTGATGAGTTCATTTATAGTCCATCCGGGAAACATTTTTGCATATTGGTTGGGGTGCCCATTTTGTGGCAAATAGAGCAAATTCCACTCCGAATCTTCCAGCTGATTAGTCAAAACTGTATATCCAAGTGCTTTCATTAACTTTCTAATATAAGCGCAAAGATACGGTTGCAGATAAATATCCACTCCTGTTTCTCTCAAATAGTTGGGAGATATGGTTGGCTTTGAAGTAGTAACAACAGTTACAGCTACCCTCCATCCATTAATCACACCCTTGTCTGTCATTACAGGAGGTATGCAATAATCCACATCCGGATATATGCGTTTTACCAAGTTATTGATAATGCCTGTTGGTATTTCATCTTCTCCCATATCCAATGATGATACAAGCAAATCATTTCCAATGAAAGAATTCAATTCGGAGTTTCCCGAAGCTATTTGTATGGATACTGTTGAATCTGTCCATCCCGTTATGATTTCCGTACCATTGCAATACACCCGGTTATCAGCGACCAATACAGCCTGTCTCTTGGTCTTTAGTTCGGCGATAGAATTCAATCTGTTCAGATGTTCATATAAGTCTGCATTAATTGAATTACTAAGCTGAAGAGTAATATCATACGTGTACTCCCCATTCTTTGTAAAGAATGGATTCTCACGTTTTACAGAAGTGCTAAAGTCGGCAGGAAGTACCACCGAAGTACCATCAATATATAATTCAGTCATAGTCTGCTATCGTTAATCCCAAACTCAATCCATTGAATCCTCCAAACATAGAATATTCCCATTCTGTCCGCATTTTACTTCCTACAGAAAGATAATTGCAGTATTCATCCTGCCGAATTATTTCTTTCAATATACACATAATTCGCTGCAACTTGGCATAATGGAGCAATTCTTCCTCGTCAGTCTTACTACCGGAAGCAATCTTTTCACAAATAAAGAAGATTACCTGATTATCCTCCTGCCAGTTATCTTTGTTTTTAGAATCTCCTTCCGCATCCGGATAATTAGCACACAGAAACACGCCTGTTTTATCTTTGAGTTTTTTGACCATGTGTTCCTCTTTAACTGCCAGGAAACAACAATCAATCTTATCTTCGCTCTTCTGATTAACTTTAACCTGAAGCTCCACCATTAGTTCTCTGAACCGGATGATATCTATCATAATGCAATTAAGTTATTCTGTTCAACATCTGCCATTTTAAAGGTAAACTCTATAGCTTTCAGGAGACTACGGTTAAAACTACGTTCATAATTCTGTTTTGTCACAATAATAGGGAACCAACTATCTTCATACCAGATATCTACTTCTTGGGCATTCAACAGATTATGCCATAACTTATAATCACTCTGCAGGAAAATAACCCCACTACTAACTGTATATTCATCCTTTGGTTTTACTCCGAATTTACGATCTACACCAAACATCTTCGCCGTATCACTCTCATCATTGCCTTTCATAGTCATACTGCCTACGGTAGTCATTGTTTCCGGCATATCATATACGTTTTTATACCGGAAACGTTGAACCTCTTCATATCTCGTCTGATCTACCAAAAACTTAAAAACGTCACTTCCTTTCACCAATTCATAACTACGGATCATTTCATTTATTTCAGGGAGAATACTTCCTATCCTTTCCATGCCGGCATACAACGTTACAGGCATTTTTTCTCCTTTATGCACATACAACTGTCCCGTGTAAACTGCTCCGGACAAAGTACGAACATTCAATATTACTTTATCACCATCTGTAAACACACTACTTACATACTCCATTGCACCATTGCGTGTCACTTTTTCCCGGACCTCACTTAACCACCCCGGAGCCGATGCTTCTTTTTTTGTTTGTAAACGACTAAACATCACATAACTTTGTGAGTCCTGTGTTCCATTGATGAAGAAAGTAAAGGTACCTGCAGCATTTGTTTGCCAACTTGATTCTCCTGCACACCATACCCCCCATAAGGCCAATTCGCAGAATTTACCAAGTCGCCGCACTCTTACCTGATAATTAGCGTCCGGAACATATTCCTCTTCCAATACCGTTTTTCCTCCATATTTTACGGAGAAAGCAATGGTGGAATCCGTATCTATGATATAATCCAGCATTGTGGCACAGAATTCTTCCGCTCTGGGTCTTTGAATTACATTCATAATCGCATATATTTGTTCTGTTTATCATTCTCCGGCAACAGGTTGTAGGTGACCGTCCCACCATCTCTTGCTTTCTTCATCTCATCAATCCAAACCATAGCATCATCATTCATCCATTCGGATAATAACTTGATATCCTCAATAGATGCAGGATCGCTCTCCATTGCACCACTTGCAGACACATATCCCCTGATTACTCCTGCTGGAATAATTTTCAGTTGCATACGTCTTAGGGTAATACTCATTCCCAATAATGCAACAGCTTTACAAGCTGCAAAATGCGCTTCATTATTTTCTTCCATAGTCAAGAGCGTATCCCATCCGTTTCCATACGCCTTCTTCACATGAAGTAATTGTGCCTCCTTGATGAATGGCAGCAATAACATAAAAGTACGCTCGCTTTTGTCAATAGGAAAATAGGTGTCAAAATCCGCTCCACTGCGTATCAGTAATAGCTGAGACATTTTATAAGCCCGGCTCTCTTTCCATTCCTTAATTTCGGAAGTATTGAGATAACGTATCAAAGCGTCTACCGCTTTATAATAATCTTCCATATGCCGGGCATCATCCCTGTCTAATTGCCATTCCCAAGGGAGCTTTTCACTGTTATCTGTAGCAATTTTGAATTTACGCCCATCATCTTCATGACTTAGATCATTTTTTTGGTACATACGTAATGTAGCCAACAAAGCGATAGGCCGTTGTACTTTCTTTATAAGGTCTTGATCTGCATCCTCTTTTGTCTCTTTATACCAGCCTTCCACTTTTTTGTATAGTTCAACACCAATCAATGCGGAAATTTCCTCTGTTGCCAACTCAATATCAGTTATGATTTTATTGAAATCATTATTTGCATAATAATTCCCAGTCAGTTCCCGTAGTTCCCTACTACCATTATCATCCTTATTGAATATCATACTATATCATTTATTTGTTACGCTTTAATAAAGCATCTGCTTTGTATTTATCATCCAGCAACTTCATCATTACCCGGAGTAATAATGTATCATCCGCTTTTTCTATATTTCCAAAAATTCCGGATTCTGCTACGGAAAACAGAATTCCATTCATTCCCAGACTTTGCTCCTTGGGCGTGTTCACGTCCTGTGTTTCTTTGGTGAAGATGGATTCGAATGAAATCTCTATTCCATCAATAATAAATGTGCCTGTAAGCAAATAGTGACAGAAGAAAGCAAACCATGCATATACTCCCCACTGAACCTGCTTCGGCATCATCCTAATCCTGTTTGAATAGAAATTTATTCGTTCCTGCTTAAATTCTTCCCTGTATTTACCGTCAAAATCAGACTTTCCTATTTTTCCTCCTGGACAACGATAAAGAATACCGCATAAGGCTTGCAATAAAGAAGGGTCCTGTGTATCATTGTAGCCATTCATCATCATAACCGCATTACGGAATTCCCCAAATGTCAAATCACTGCCATGAGAAAGCGGACCTTTATATTGTTTCCATTCAGGTAACAGATTCTTTGTGCTTGAAAAGATTAGTTCAACCTCTTTCCCCCCTTTACCTTCACTCCACATCCATCCCAGCGTCAACGCTAATTCATCAATCAAAACATAATAATCAATGCTGCTCTTTCTCCGGATGCCACGATTGGAAAGAACAAAACGGCACCACTCTCGCTTCACGTCCATTAAAGTTATTTTAGGGCGTTCAATCAATTTCTGACGCAAGCGAAGCAAGTATAACCACTCTGCAGGAAGAACTTCCTCCCAACAATCCGGAAAATCTATCTGTTTGTTATTCATAATTACACCTGATTTGTTGCCCGTTTATCTGACGTTACATTATCCTCTTTATTGATAACCTTGCGATACATACCAACAAAAAGACCTTTCTTATGTGGAAAGTTTATTCGGATTGCATCATTCAGAGCCTCCAACGCTATTTCCTCCGGGATTTGTGTATCAGCCCCATAGAAAATCTTTAATGCGTATAGCATTTGGCTGCCACTGTCACCTTTGCCGTCGATGATGATGTTGGATAACGCAGGATTCAATCCAAAGCCGCTTGTAGTAGAGCTATCAGCTATCCTTGATATTTCCGCCTGTGCTGCGATGTATTTATCTACGTTCATTTCGATTGGCTCGATTTTCCATGATTGCAGGTTTCCGTCCTGATCCACAAAGTCCACACAAGTGAAGAATTTACCTGCATTCTTTTTCCCGGCCATGACATCTGCAATCCTCTTGGTCAGTTCATCCCGCAAACGGTCTATTTCTTCATATATCTGTGCTTCTCTCCATTCTTCGTGCATGGCACGTATCATTTCTTCTTTCTGCCTCCAATACTCTTCCGGCTCATGAACAATGTATGCAGATGCAATCATATTCTCATTTAGATATTGGATTATTTCCGGAAGGGTATTAGCATCCAATAGCCAGGGAATCGAACCATGAAAACTGGAAATCGCATACATATTGCGCCCGAAACTACGCATACTATGATATTTTACAGCGGTTTCCGTAGCTGAAGGATTCCATTTATCGAAGATGCTATACAACATCATCCTCTTGCTGGTATAACTGTCAAAATCCCCAATAAGAAACTGTTTCACATCTTCCAATCTCCGGCTGTCATTCTCCGGCCATACCATCCGGCAGTCTGTACTGTGAAGTGCTTCCAAACGGGTTATCCACGGTTTACCGATCCGGATTGATTTGGCTGCATAGTATTTCACAAATACTCCTTTCATGTGATTGTACTCTACAAAAGCATTACGAATATAACTCCGATAATCCCATGTATCAAGCCATTCCTGTATCTCATTATCTATCAACCACTCTTGCACACGTTCGTTGTTGACTACATTCACCCGATAAAGCATCGGACCTTGACCATACATCAAACCTGTTTTGCGATCCAAAATGCCCGGTCCCAGATTATTCTTTTCAAGAATGTCACGTACTGTCTTCGGAAGATTATTATCAATTCCCCAGGGAACAACGCGAACTCCGGCTATTGTCACCGGATCACCATCCCAGTTGGAGGAAGAACCATTAAAAAAACTACTTAGTTCATTGTTACCTAAACTCATATTGATGGCATAGGTACCTACTCCAGCATCAACAAACCGGAAGCCTCCAATTTTCTCCTTTATTTCAGCCATTTCTATTTATATAAATTCTAGTTGTATTTATTATTAATGAGCCACAATATTCTTTCACTATCTCAACTAATTCTGGAATATGTTTTTCTATGATAGAATTAAACCATGGTTTAGGACGTCTCCGCCATTCTCTATCTGTTTTTTTAGTTATGACCCGCGTCCCTCCTTCCATGTTATATCCCTTTCCGACACCTAAATGCACAAATATCCCTTCTTCTCTAAATCTAAATCCAATACTTGTGATTTCTTCACCTCTCTTGGGAGACTTTCCAAAATGTCTATAATTCTGTTTTAGACTTTTTGACAGTTCTTTATCCTCCTCTATGTGAATTCCAATTGATGTTCGAAGCGCACTATCTACTTTTGCTCCCCACGCTCGAATTTTCTTATTGAATAACGCTACAGCTTTTGTATCTTGCTGCCGTTCCCACTGTTGAGTCATTCCTGTATCTCCTTCGATAGTCACATCAAGAGGCCACCTATTATCGGGCATTCTATTATATTTTACCTTTCTATTTTGCTTTTCTTCATACAATCTTTTATTCAATCCCATATATCTTAAACTTTATATGCAAAATTACGTCTGAGTTCGACCTTAAAAAAGGACACAAAAAAGTCCCGACTGTAAATACAATCGGGACTTTTTGTGACTATTTCAAACTCAAAATTTGAAATAGTCATTTAGCAGGAATCAAATTTCTTTCTATATATATTTCCTCGTTTAAATCTCCATTTTTCAGAGATTTACCATCTTTACTACTATATTTCAGTTTTTTATCTCCATATTTAATCACATCAGGTGTCATGCCTGTCTCTGATTTAATTTCATCAATGACTAAAAATAATTCGCGTAGGTCTTTTAAACCTGAAAGGAAATAATGTATCTCACTGTCTTTCATCTGAATCTCTTTTCTCGTTTACAACTATTCTTTGGTCATTCAAAGCTAAATCCAATTGATTGCGAAGTTCTATTAGTTCTTCTCTAGCACAAGTGCATATATATTTAGAATATAAAGCAATAGTATATTCTTCCATGCATTTTATACCACCTGAATAACTACAGCTTTTTATAATTTTAAATATCGGATTACTCATAGTTTAACTCCTTTCTCTCCATTAGATTGGAGTGCATTTTGCAAACAAGCTATTAATTCAACAACCTCTTCACCTGTCAATTCACACAATTCATAGTTACCTAGATAACTGATATTATAGTTATATTCGCCTGATTCAGTATCAGTATGTTTACGTTCACTTGTCACGAAGATGTTTTTATTAGTTATAGATTTATCCCGTTTCATAATGTACCTCCTTTCATCATTGAGGTATTGATACGTATATTCACACGGCTATTACCCACGATGAAATTCATTTCACCGTTTTCGTCTTTACTCGTCCAGACTTTATCATGTCCGGAAGTAATCAAATCACTAATTTTATTGAAAAATTCTTTGACTTTCTCTGCCTCTACGCATTTGGTGAGGACTTTTTTCCCTTTTTTCATGTTGATGAACTGTTTGACTATTAGGCAGAAAAAAACGGCTGCCATTTCCCGTGTCGTCAAACAGTTCATCAATTAACTCCAGAGAGCAAAAGAAGAATGGGAAAGGCAACCGCCATTTCATATGTATCATTTTCCGAGTATCAGAAAAATGATTAGTAAGGGCATAAAAAAAGCCCTCGAATTTCGTGAGCATTATCCGTTGCTCAATCCGGTATCATTAAGTGATAAACTGTTTGACTCTGCAAATATGAGGATAATATTTGAAAGTGCAAAGAAAAGTGGCATTTTTAGTGCCACTTTTCTTTAATACCTATGTTGTTCCCCCGTAGATGAATTTTCTATTATTAGATTTGAGTAACTCCAGTTATTCTTATCTGTCCATTCCCCTTGTATATATACCATATGTATTTTATACACATAATTAGATTTCACTCCAAAATCATTTTTTGCTGTAAATTTTTGCATTACGTCAAATTCATTCTCCGAAATCTCAGAACCACGATAATCTCCATTAAATTCAACTTCATCTGGAAATTTCATTTTTTCTTTTACTATATCTTCTGACACTATTCCTGCACGTGTCAAGGTTGGCTTATTATCTTCGCATGCTATGCAGGATAATACCAACATTACTAAAATGATAATTTTATTCATTAGATTATATTTAATTGTGTTACAGTCTACGGATTATTTTCCACTCAGTTCTTCTCCTTCGAAAGGATCATTTTCAATAGATTTAATAGATCGCGCCATTATTCCAGACGAAAACATTAACAACAGTACAAATAAATTTTTCTTCATAATATCAGATATTTAATAGTTAATAATTTTATTTTCTAGTATTTCTATTGTATTTTTGCCTAAAACATTAATTATGAACGAGATTGAATTAAGAAAATACTGCCTTGATCAAGCAGTGACTATCATTGGGTGGACGGCTACAACATTTTGGCCACGCCCCGAACTAAATCCGGTTATTCTTGCCGATATCTTATATCGCTATCTTACTACCGGCGAAATAATACAATTTGAATTACCGGGAACCCGTAGGCAAAGCAACACTCAATGAAAATTTTATTGAACTAACAGTTTCCTCGCTTTTTCCATTACTAATTCCTGCCTTCAAAACATTTATCTTTAGCCCTCCTCCAACATCAGTCTTTTCCGATGCAGCAACTTGAAGGTTAAATTCAATATCTTGAATAATACGACCATCATTAGAATACCGTACTCCCTCTGTATGATTGTCCGGTATTGGATTAACAATTAGTTGCTGTAGAGTATCTTTCTCTTCATTCAATTCTATCACGGCTGTTGAAATTTCCATCACCGTTTCTTTTATAAAATCTTTTAGTTCCATAATTAAAAAATCATCTCCTCATATCGTGCGCCAACCGGAACCACCCGGAACCCGATTGTTTACGGGTTACACGATATGAGGAGATGAATTTGTCGGTTTATATTTGGCAATGCGAATATGCAGATATTATTTGAGAGTGCCAAAGAAAAAGGTTATTTTTGTCAAAAATATTAAGAGGTATGTTTGAAATAGAATTAGCTACTTATCACAAGAATTTAGAACGTCTTCGTGAAGAAAACCCTTTGGGTGGCTTTGTCGTAATTAAAGGTGATGAGATTTTAGATGTATGGTTAAACGATCTTGATGCCCTTAAAGAAGGTGTCAAAGCGTATGGACGTATTCAATTTATGATTAAAAACATTAATGAAAAGCCTATAAACATCAGTGCATTTGGAAGTGCAAGCACTAAAATAGAATACAATTCAGACGCACATCTCACACTCGATGATAAAATAAAAACTGCACTAAAAAAAGAAAAAAACGAAATACCATCATTAATACACGGTGGATATACAGAACCATCACCTGTGTAAAATAAAAAGTTCCGAACCTGTGGGATTCTTTCGCTTATCAAAACAGAAAAAATAGAGTCTTAATCTCATTTTAACAAAACCAACTACAAGTTTATCCATTAATATTGATAACTTTGCAACAGAAAGGATAGTAGACTTATATGATTGACTTACTAAGAAATATTATAGCATACGTCAGCACTTTTACAGTGATTTGTATTACCGTGATATTTATCATTGAAGGAATTACATATATGTTAACCAAGCGATACAATAAAAATAAAACCAGCTACAAAACACTTATAGCCGGTATTATTATAGCTTTATTACTTTCGCCTTTATATTATCTTCCCGCTTAATATTTTTCACGAACAGAATTCTGTTCATGCAATAAATCTATAGCAGTTTTAAAATCTTCTGGAGTATTAATTTCTAATGAGTCTAATGCACATTTTATGGACTCTTTAGTATCCCTATCTACTTCATGATCCAAAAAATCATTGAATTTTTCAATTAATCCTCCAGTTGATAAATCAAAAGAAAAATTACCAGCTTTAATATTCAAACCACCACCATTTACACCTAAAATTGTTAATGCTACCATCCAAATAAACATTTTATTTCTAGCACTAAGTCTAAGGTCTCCTGGCGACTCCATTTGTACTTTCATTATCATATCTGCAACAGTCCCATCTATGCCATTCTGTTTGCAGAAGTTTTCAGTAACCTGAAATAATTTATATAACGAAAAAAAACTTTGAGTATTGACATCATCTTCTGTTTTTATACGCAGTACTAGATGAACCTCATCATCCTTTTCATAAAAGTCTGATACGCAACTATCAACAAATGGAGCATACGAATCTATATTAGAAACAATGTGACGAGAATTAAACATTAATTGCATTTTGGGGCTCAAACTTGAACGGAGTAAGGTTCGCAATACAGTAATTTTTCGTCTTTTATTAAATTGGCATACGCCATCAAGATGAGAGATATTTTTTTCTTCATAAACAACAGAATCAATACGTGCAATAGCTAAGTTATCAGAGTTCTTCCCTGGTATCACGATGATATCATTTATTTTTATATCACGACAGAATTTTAATAGTTGAGGAGCAACATACTGTGAATTAGGTTCTTCACCGGAAGCATCCAACATTTCACCTTTAGCTATCTTTAAATCAATTGTTCCTCTTAATTGCTCATTCGCTTTCTCTTCTTTTGAGATTGCAAATTTTATTTCCTGCAAAGATATCTCGTTGTACCCAATCGCAATATATCCCCTTGATATAAATTCGTGGAAATAATCACCACTCATACTTCTTACCATCCAATACTGGCTTTGAGCATTGACAGTTTTTACATCTTTCAGTAACTTTTCAACATCGAAATATTCCATTCTTACTAAAATGGCGAATCCCTCACCATAGTGCGCCAACAGGTCAATGATACCTGAATCCGATTTTACGGATTACACTATGGCAAGAGATTCATTTATTCATTATTTTTTGGCACTGCTAAAATACAGGAATTTCAACATGTGACAAAATAAAAGCGAATTTATTTTTATATATTTTATGATAATGTCATCATGCTCGCATAAATAAGAAAGGGTTTCCGCAAATTGGAAACCCTTTAAAACGGAAGGAGTACCGGTATTCCTCCCAAGTTGTGTTACTTTACTTGATGTTTAATATGGTTTCCGATAACTTATTCTTTATATCATTCAATGCGAATTTAAAGATTTCCAACTCACTTTCAGTAAAGGCACTTGGCTTTCCATTCACAATGTTTCCATTTATGCGTTGCGCAAGCCAACTACGATCTTTCTGAAAATAGTGTTGTGCAATATATGATAATGAAAGAACATCACACAGCTCTCCCATTCCAGTACGGACATTTACATCTGTACGTTTTCTGTTTTCCCGTACTTTTCTCATTTCATCACTAAGAATTCGTCCGGCTTCCCTTCGTTCCTCTAGTGGAATCTCCGCATTTAAATCTTTCCAGATTTTATCAAATTCTTCGCTTCCATCTTTTGTACGCAACAAATGAAACTTAGAAACTAATTTTCTGATTTTGTCCTCTAATTGTTTATCCATACTTCTTTTTTATTATGAAACAAAGAAATGTTGATAAGGTTGATGAAAGGGAACCTCATTTGAGGTTCCCAATCTTTCATTCTTCTCTGAGTTCATCAGCAATCATAATGATCGTATTGAATAGCTCATCGTAGAATTCCGATTCTGAAAAAATAATTCCATCATTAAGAATATCTTTTTCGTATCGGATGAGGAATCTTAAATGGTCAAGCATTTCCTCACGGTCATTTAGACCTTCAACCTTATCAAACATCTCTGTGTCGTAACACAATGCAAATATAATAACGTTTTGTTTATTACACAATAAACAGAGCGTTATTATTACGGCAAAAACACATTTTTAACTCTAGTTTAACAATCTCAGTTCCACAATGCCCGATACACTCAATTTTAGTCGTCTTATTTTACATCGAAATAACATATTAGCATAATTCAAAATACAATCTAATCTGTTCTAATTAGATATCTACCTAATGGGAACAACTCTACGACTAATTTAATCATAACACATTATATAACAGCATATTAATTAAAAACACATGAACACGGGAGTCTTCCAATCAATAGTCAAGCTTATTTCCAAAAATATTCTTTTTCTGATTTTAGTATCTAAAGCGGTCGTTTTTCTTCCAATTTGGGGCGATATTTGCGCTCAAAAAATCGGTTACATTATTTAATTACCTAATTTTCAGTCATAAAACTATTTGCGGTTTCTAAAAAACCGCAAATGAAACGGAGTTCTGCCCGACACGCGCCGACCCCTTTTTGCGGTCGCACCCCCCTTTTGGGGCGGGAAATATGACAAAATCCTTACAATTCCACCACTATCAAATTTTCCCTAAGAAAATGCTACCTATCTGCCTGCCTCAGGCAGGTGTACATGAAAAAGCCCCGCTATCTTCACAGACTGCGAGGCTAACCACTCGAATAAAAAACGAACTACATCCTAGACGCAACAGACAGATTGCGTCCCGTCTTCCATATCCGTATCCATTCCTTACGTAACATAAGATATTTAAGTGCATCCGTAAGATTGGTTGATTCTTTAGGTAATCGATTGGTAGGTAACTTGTCTCCTGTCTTTAGTTTGACTATCTCTGAGCTGCCATCAGAACGGCTTACGGTCTTTGTTCCGGTTATTTCCATCTCACTCTTGAGGTTGGAACAATTATACTGGTCGAATTGAATGGTAAACAATCCCCTCTCTAAATTGCCACTTAACAAATCCATGAAGAAACGATATTCCAAATTACTACCAATATTGCCCTGCCCTATACTCATTAACTGTACCTGCCATCCTGTCCTTGTACCATCAGCATAGTATTCTATATTCTTTTTTATCTGAGTAGCCATGTCTGCTTTGACCTTATGGTAGTTATTCATTGAACGATCATAATAGAGTTTCAGAATCTTCCGTTTATGCGGTTTAAAGTACTCCAAAAAACTATCAGCCAGTTCTCTGGCCGTATTAGGTGGCAACGTATAGAGTTCTTTCAATACTTTGTATTTCTTTTTGTCCTGTTGCCCAAATACCATAGATAGCATATTACCGGAGTCCATTCCAGCTTCAATGGGCCTATTCATGTCTAAATGCCTAAGTACTGTGCAATCCTCCTTCCATCCCAACGGCTTCTGCTCTATAATCTCATTTATGAATCCATCAGCATAAAAATGCCGGATAGCCAAATTACAGTAAAACATTTGCCCGGCTTCCAATTTGGGGATAATCGAAAGGATATTGCACAGAATTCCTTCAAGCCCTTCGGAGAATTCATCACTAAACCAATCCAGCCCTAAAACGTCTGCGTTGACATAAGAGGACGAAATGAAGAAAAACGATGTACGTGAACGTGTCTTGATCCATCGTTCTTCCCACCGCTTCATATTGCGTCCTGCGAGTTCCAGTGCCCGTTGCAGTTTATTAAGACTTGGAGCTAATGATTTATCAAAGCGATATTTCTTCAGCACTTCATTATATTCCTGTAAGGTAGCTACATACGTCTTTTTCGTCTCGTTATAGACAAATCCCGCCTGGAGCATTAAGAGGATTTTATCTTTATCGTTCTGTTTAGCCAGTTTCAGAATCCAGTCATATTCGCCAATATGGTTTGGATTAGGCATATCGGTAGTAAGGGTACGGCTACGGTACCAAACATTCATTCCGTACTTCACCCTAAAACCTCGTACAGCTTTCAACAGATTCGTAAATTTCTCCTCCGTGAAATACTTGACTTCATCACCGAATACTCCAACATAAGAACGACCTGCGCCGATAGATGGTCTGTCCAAAGAAATAAAAGTGAAGTTAAATCCGGTATAGAAAACCATAGTGTTACGCCAGTCTGTACATACATTGTACATTCTTTCCTGCCATTCTTTAGGCGGCTCCTGATTAATCACATAGTGAATGCCAATTTCCCACCCTAACAGGGAAAGTCCATCTATAAGCGAAGGAATGACATTCTTATGCAAATCCGAATACGTATCAGCTACCCATGCGAATGGTGCTCCCTGACAATCCTGTGCAACTTCTTGCACTCGTTCTGATAATACTTGCACTGTTTTAGCACTGGCACGTCCGGCAATCCAATAAAGTGCCCAAGGCATCATTATTGATATGAGTTGTGCCATCCAATTTGCGTATCGCTGTTCTACATCATCAGTCGATGTCTTTAGTTTTTGTTTCCTGGTCATCGAGCATTTCAATTATATCCACATCAATCACTTGCGCATCCCTCTTTAAACGAACTTTCTCCCGCTCTGGAATATCAGGAATAGAATCAATCTGTTCAGCAAGCAATTGCCTGTTAACCTGTGGCATTCCTACAGCCTGCGTATCAAGCATATAAATTTTTATGGGCTTTTCGTTTACTTCCTTCCGTTTCTGTGGATCAGGCTTATCCAATTGTTTGATTTTGGCAGCCTGTATCATCAAGTTTCCATACACTTCCATATCCTTAGAAGAATGTGCATTCATTAATACAACCTGTGCCGCTTTCTGCAAATTATCAAACATCATATTTCGGTGAGCGTTATTTTCTACCGAATCATTCGCAAAAAACAGGTTTATAGCCTCATTATACATTTCCCTGGCCCTAGCTCTTTTTACCTGAAAAGGATCATGCATAAGGAAAGATATTGCATTATCCTTACCATATTTCCGCTGTATACCAATCAGGGCGTACAGCGCATTATAATAGTCCATCTCATCATCCGTTAGTTCCATTGTACAACCGGATGCCAAGTAATCCTGTAACCTGTCAAAATAAGAAGTTTCAAACATTCTCTATATCTCCGAAAAAAACTTGGTTAATCGCATTCTTAAAACCGACTTCACGACGTAGTTTATCAAGTCGCTGCGCCTGAGTTACATTATCACCAACTTCTGCACTGGCTGTCATTGATAATCCTTCCTTAGCCTGTTGTATCAACTGTCCGCGTTCATAGTGATATTTCAGTGGAGAACCTACCAAATTGAAATACCACTCAAAATCATTCAAAGGAATATTGTAAAACATGGCTATTTGCTTAGGAGTATATCCTATAGCTGCCAGCTTTTCATATTCATCAAAGTTAATCCTGTCATACCATAACGGATTTTCTCTCCACTTAACCAATTCGTCCGCAACGAAACTCATAGACTTCCTTACTTTTTAAAAATACATATTGTTCTTCCATCGCATTCTCGCCATAGTTTCCACTCCCTTCTACAACAAAAAAGCCTTTAGGCGTATCCAAACAAGTTATCTTCTTATGGCTCCACGCAAAAGACAATTCAATAACCCCATCTTGATGGAGTGCCATCAACCTTTCAAAAATCTTAGGCATACGAAACTTTATTGTCTCGGAAATATGCAAATGAATACTCCCAATGGCCCCTTTCTCCTTCCATCGGAGCAATGCATTAATTATGCGTTCATTGGTTGAATAAGTTGCTATATACAGGTGTTCCAAATATCCAGTATGCTTGAGTAAGTAAACTATAAAAGTAAATGCCGTAAAACTTTTCCGTGTTTCTATGAAAAAGACTTCATTTTCTTTTGGAAGTCGGCCGCATAACTCTTTGAGATTATTCAATTTATATGTTTGAAGCATTTCAAACCGCTTCGAATACATTCGTGACTCACACAGTTCTTCACGTAGCTCTTTTAAATCAAAATAATAACTCATTCAAGTAATCGGTTCACCTCTTCCAATTCAGCTTTGTAACCAGCCAGTCTTTCCCGTCGTTCGATATCCAAATGCGGCTTATCTCCTTTATTCAATTCGTTAGTTACCCGCCAAATATTGTTTTCTATCTGTTTTTGGCGTTTTACAAGTTCTTTTATCGGTAGTCCCAATAGTTCTTTTCTCCTTTTAAACTCATTAAAAATCGGATGCTTCCCTAATAAAGACTTGTTCTGCTGATAATAATTCAGTTCATCCCATATCATCCGGTTTTCAATATAACTGTCTATTAATTGTCTGCTAACAGAAGTACATTGATTCAGATCAGTGCAATCGCGGAGTTGAAAATGTAATTCAACGTATGCATGATATCGTGAAAATTTTCGGGAAGCAAGTGCCTCCAACTCCACCGGACATGATTTCTCGTTTAAAAACGAAAATTCTTCCCGAAAAGACTTGGGTTTACGGCTGAATGTTATCTCTGTTTCTTTCCAGTTTGTCGTAAAATCCTGATTAATATTGTATTTCTTGCAAAGAAATGCAACCATCATTCTCTTATTGCCGGAAGGGTTGGAACGAACCAGACGCAACGTTAATGGAGATACGCCCGACTGTTCCATCAAGCGTATTCCTTCTTGAGCATTTGCTCCATTCTTCAGCCAAGCGATTACAATCTCTTTCACTCTTCAAATTCGGATTTATCCGGGAACATTTCAAGCAAATATTTCATTAGAAAGTCAGAATATCCACTTTCTGCGTTATTCAGGAATATTTTCTTTGATACCAGTTCCTGAAATTTCTTGTGATCCGGTTGCTTGGATACGATAGACAATGCAATATTATCGCTTTGCCAGTTCAATTCGATAGAAGAAATAGGATCAAACTCTGGAAAGAGAGTATTAAAATAAACAGATGAGATCAAATAACCACCTGTATTCAATTCCGGGAACCTTTCAAACATATCTACAAGACTCTGTTTTTCGTAAACAACAGGAGTATGTGTTCCAAAATCTAATTTGGGAAAATCTGCCAGCAATGCAACTGTACGCTCCATATTATCCCTATAAATGCCTTTATATAGTTCTGGACGCAAGATTCCTTTATTTTTAGGAACCTCAATATGAGCCAGCATTACCGGAGCTACAAGGTAGATATCATCATTGGACCAAATAAATTTATCAGTAACTTCATCGGCAGCAATAGCCAATTTTAATTTTTCAAGTACATCAATCTGAGGATTATCTGACACACATTCATATTCTATGACTGTAACAACATCACTCATCCATTCCTCCCGGTCACCAATGATGACAACATTAACACCAAAACGCAGGAATTTATCAAAAGAGCGCAATGCCATTTTTAACTCATCCCCTTGTGCTTTGTTCTTAACATAAGGAATTACCACCGTTGTATGATCCAGTATGGCTAAATTCTCTTGAGATGCCAGTCCCCCGCTTGGAGCCTGATCTTGTTCCACACTAGAAGCCTGATTATTTACTGAATCAGCTTCCACTTTTTTTCCTTCTTCCTTTTTAGTTCTCATATTCTTATTTTTTGATACACAAAAGTACCATTATCCCAATATAGGCAAAAGGACACAAAAAGAGGTGCTATATCCAATATGGATATGCACCTCTTCTCAACACAACAAACAAACTTATTTATAGACCTCCTTTAGATGAGCCTGACGCACTACCAGCCAATCCTAAAATAGCATTGATTTCCTCACTGTCTGTAGCCGGAATAAGGCTCTTGGCAATATGTCCAATTGTAGCCCCACGCAGTGAACTTGCCAAGTTGATCGTATTTTTATCACCTTCTTTGTTATCCTGTGAATCTGCTTTTGTGAGTTTCAATGGAGTACAGGGAGTACCTGCTATCTTTGCATCATCACCTGAGCAGCCAAAAACAATAGCTCCTAAATCTTCATTGATATTGTTGTTTACAAATTCATCATGTTCAACCTCTGTTCCTGGATGCTCATAGTCTACATGATGAATGAAGCCACGCGCATCGTCTTCTCCTTCACTTGTGTGATAAATGTTAATAGTAGAGTCCGTTGCATAGACTGCAATCGGTTTTTTCCCTTCTACCAAAGCGAATTCCTTAACACGTACTCCTTTTTCATCACGGTTGTATGTCTTTACATCATTCCAGCGGAAATAGACAATATACGCCTTTTTACCTTTCGGGCGTCCTGCATTCGATGTCTTCTTAGGAACCGATGCAAACTGATATACTGATTCTGCCATAATTTTACCTCCTTTTATTTTTTAAAGCCCACCAGCTTCGGAGGCAGACGCTCCTGACTCTGTGGGTGGAATATATGCAAAAATAGCTTCAGCAATCCAAAATCCAGTTGCTTCCCACCATTCCGCAAAAATTTTCACCTTATAGTTTTCTCCTTGCATCCAAATTTTTGTAGCTTGTGGGTCCTTACTACGCAAATGTTTGAAGTTCTCTTTTGGAGTAATAAAGAATACTCCGGTACCACGCATACCTTCAAGTGGAGCAAATGTGAATTTTGAGAAATCGACTTTCACTTTTTCTCCATCTTCATTCTTCAACCAAGGATATTTCTTGCGATATGCTTTTCCATAGCGCGTTACAATGTCCGGATCGGCATGAATAAACATCTGTTTCTTTTTGTATAACGGTTTAACCTCTTCAACCGCCTTGTCGATCTGATCTACCAGCTGTTCATCCGACAGCTTCTCGCCATTGAGCAACCAGGTAATAGCTTTATTATTCGCTTCTTTCAATGCTACAAGTTGAGTGACATACCCATCCATAACTTCATTGGCTTCTGTTGCATCATCACCGTCTTTCACAGCTTTAGACTCTACAAACTTACCTGTAGCCAAAGCAACCTCACGCTCTTCGTCCAACTTAGGGAACACAAGTTGATTTAAGATATACTTTACAACCGGCATATCTTCCGGCTTCAAGTTCTCATCATAAAGATATCCGATGATATCCTCCATCACATCAGATGGAACGATAGCAACGTTAATTTTACATTTGAAATTCTTAATGGTAAGCGGAGTAAATTTAGTTTTTCCTTTGGGCGTCCAATGGGGAGTAAACTGCTGTAATACCGAATCAATTGCTGCCTGTTGTGCACGAACCTCCACTTTATCGGTAGCGATGGTGGACATATACTGCGTAGATTCGGTCTTTCCCATCAAACTTTGCAGGATTTCAAGACGTTCACTATTTACATACTTACCAAATTCTTTTTGCAGTTCGGTAGTTTCAATAGTTGTATTGCCTGAATAAGAAGCACCGGGTCTTCCATAATAAATAGCATCAACATATTTATTATGCGACAGATTCATGTCCGGTTTAAAAGTCTTTCCCATATTATCCGCATTTGTTCCTGTTACAACCTTTCCTGCATCAGCTGTTTCTTCCTTTTCCAACTTAGCGATTATGGCATCGGCTTCCTCTTTCTCTTTTTCCAGTTTGGCAATACGTTCACGAGCCTCTTTCAACTCTTTCGCATTTTTCCCTTTCTCAACCTCCATTTCAGACAGAAGTTCTTCTGTTACCACACTCTCTGCAGTTTTCCCCTCCTTTTCGAAATCGGCAAGATCCTTTTTGAACTCCTCGACGAATTTTTTTCCATATTTATCTTCCAGTTTAGTCTCCTGCTCTTTACTCATTGAGGATTTTCCGTCCTTGTCTTTAGCTAAAGCTGAGATTCCCAAATATCCAAATACGGCAGCAACTACTTTTTCAAACATAATTATGCACTTTTTGAATTAATATATTCGTTTACATACGCATCTCTGCGCAATTCTCTCACTCTTCTCAATGCAAACTCTCTAGTACCAACCGAATCAATCAAGCCATTTTTTTTGGCGTCGTTCGCATAGAACATGCGCCCGGCAATGATCCCTTCCGTTTCGAGGTTAAGTTTACTACCTCTTCTACTTTTAACTGCTTCTTGGAATCCTCTTGCGAGCGGATCAAGTTCTTCTGTTTTGATTGCATCATATTTTCCCTCCTTCGCCGCTTCAAACGGCGCATTTTTATAAGATGATAAATTACTATAGATTGTATGAACCTTTATTCCATCTTTCTCATAATATTTGGCATAATCCGGAAAACTCATCATTACACCAATAGAGCCAAATTCCGAAGAGATTGTGTTAGAAGCAATAATTTCATCGCAATAACAAGCTACATAGTAGGCAGCAGACGCACACAAATCACAATATGCAACCACACACTTCTTTTTCTTCTGTGCATATTGGATCGCATCAATGAGTGGGGCGATAGCATCAACGCTACCGCCACCGGAATCTATGTCAAGCAAAATACCAGAAATTTTCGGGGAATCTGCAGCCTGATTTACCATCTCTGCTACTTCAGTAGTTCCATAACTACAGTATGAACCGTATTTCAACATAGAACCTTGAAGCCCTATGACTGCCACACTATCTTGTGGTGCATCTGAAAAATCGTGTCCGGATTTCATTTCTGTTTCGGACATCGCACATACAACTATGGGAGACTTATCTGATAGTTTGGTTATATCTTCACTCTCAACCCCTCTTTCTAAAAGAAGATTAATCAGGATTTGGTTGGCTTCCACATCCCGGAGTGAGATAAACCATTTACCTCTCAAAACAGCACTATATAAAGAAGAAAATGCCATGTATTTTTATACTTTATTTGTTTGATACAAAATTACAATGACTTATCGCCTATTAAAAGGACTTTAGGAACTTTGAGAACTCGGCACTAGAACGTTTTATTGATAGAGTGATGGCTGCTGGGGAACCGCTTCTCTCAATAGAGAGCTGTACCGGGTTTTTATCTGTTCCAACCACTTTCCTCTCACCATTAGAGTAATCAATACGAAGTAGCCCATATCCACCACATTGTTCCCTAATAAATGATTCATTCGCCTCACTTGAATCTGTACAAGTAGCGCTCAATTCTTGTTGTACCAATTCTCCCGGAGCAGACCTAGTTTCTTTTAGCTCACATTTGGATATATTAAAATCGATCCAATTGCCGGAAACGGAGATGGAACTAACGCCCAAACAATCATCAATATCCGCATCGTCTATTGAAAGATAGAACATTGCGCTAATTTGTGCTCTTTTATCATCTAAACTCATAGCTTATATATCTAATAATGAATAAATTGCTTAAAAGTATAAGTATAAAAAAGATAAAAAATATCTTTTTACTTATAGATTAATCGTAAAAAAAACACAATCACTTAGAAAAGAGACAGTTGTATTTCCTTATTTACCTCTTTTATCATCTTTTTCCGATTTCGATAGTCATACTTCTTTATCGCATCATAGTTTATTGCGTTATTTTTAATGTTATATGCCATCAAAAACGCTTTTATAATCTTATCCTGCTTGAATCCCTTCTCATATCCCGCAACAAAATATTCGCGAATACGAAGACGGAAAGATGCTTCAATGTAATCCTGCAACATCCTTTGTTTCCATTCAGGAATATACAGAAAGTTTTCATTTAAAATGAAATGATTCCATTCCTGTGTTGGCAAATATAATGTAATTGGATTCTCTTTCAAAGGAAGACGTGGCGGGCGGTCTTTTATTGTCACCATTGCTTGAATCATTTTTCCGAGATCATTAGTGGTTGCTACCATTACCCCACCTTCTTTTCTACACCCAAACTCATGATATAAGTAATCATGTAAATAGGGTGCCAGTTCTATTGTTACACTTGGTTTTTCCATATTACTTGTTTTTTTAAATAATTTCCCATACTAGCTTACAACCTACAACTAACAATCAAAGCATTGTATATAAACACATTACATCTAGTCTACCGGTTGTAACCACTTATATGGTTGTAAGTGGTTGTAAGTAGGTTGTAAGTGAATACCAAACTACGCACTTACAACCTTTTCATATCTGATTATCAACATATTAAAACACATATATTATAAAGGTTGTAAGGTTGTAACCACATTTTCAATTATTTTTCTCTTAAATAGTTTTTTATATATTAGACCTTATGATCTAATATACATATATACAAATATCTGATTAATAGAGTTGTACTACCTTATATCCATAACGTGTACCCATTCCCGGCAATTTCTTACCTATACGTTCATATCCTAACTGGCGCAATGCCTGCCCGATAGTAATATCGTCAATGCGGGTCATTGAGCTAGTTATCTTTCGTGCAGCTTTCAGTTCCCGAACGATGTCCATCGGCATGCGGAACAAAGACTCTTCATCTTCTTCCGGCTTCCGGTACCATTCCTTCACCAATTTATATGCGGTGGATTCAATCACATACTTTGCGTTATATTCTTGGAAATCATCATAATCTTTTCGATTAAAGGTATAATCAAAAGTTCCATTATACAAGGTCATAGCTTCCGCCCAAAGCTGATCCACGTCCACGGCTTCTCTGTAATCCCCGATCTCGTCAATCTCAATAGCGGCTATTCTACGGAGAAGACCGGAATCTGAATTAAACAGAAACCCTCCCATCTCCTGTGTCTTATTACTTGTGAAAGCACAGGAAGCAATACGTTGCATCTTTGTGGTGAAACTTTCTCCTGGCAACTTGATATCCACCATGAGCCGGCTCATATTATTTTTAAAACTGTTCTCTGTTGACTTTGTTATTCCAACAAACTCATCAAAGTTGATAATAAAGCGGGAAACAAAACACTCTGTCATTCTGAATATACGTTCGTCTTTATCCGAAACAACGTAATACTCTTCCAAACATCGTGGTACCAAAAATTCAATCAGTGTCGTCTTGCCTATTCCGCCTTGAGCATTAACAAATCCAATTGCTACATCATTCTGCCTCTTACCATATACTTGTGCAACTACAGCTACCAACCACTTTTTTATTAGGTATTTCATCCGGTTTTGATAAAATTCCGTATCATCTTTATCTTTAAAGTCGTGTGCCCGGAGAAAGCTGCAATACAAATCTATTTGGCTGACACCGTTCCATTTGTTTTGTAAACCATCAAAATACTCTGTAACCGGATTATATGCTGTCATCTGATTAGGAGAAGTCAATATAGCCTTTAATAACGACTTGCTACAGGCCAAACCATCATCAATCATATGCATATAGATATCATTTTCTGTGATTGATGTAGTGTATTCACGTTCCTTACTCTCAATATACGATTTTGAGTGGTCGAATATATTAATCTTAATTTCATAGTTCATATCCAACCACTCCTTTACCGCTTGTACTTTTCCAGCAGCTTTGGCAGCCGAAGAAGTTTTTGCCAATTCTCTCTTAGCCATTATTTCCCCATCTTAATCGGCGGTTTTCTCCTGGGAGTTCCACCACATTAAACATTTCGTCCATTCTCGTTCGGATGAAATTACCATACCTTTGCGCAGTAACCTTTCCTTTTACATCTCTTGCAGCTTCAAGTGTATCAAGAGTAAAGTTCGAAGTAGCATAAGTCCTACCGCCATATTCATACCTGATAGCAAACAGGTCTATAACCGGCTTGACTACATTTCCATAGTCTTTCATCTCCAAATTTTCACGTCCCAACTCATCAATAAACAAAGGTCTTTCTCTTAGGCCAGTAATTCCACCTTCAGATTGAAGTAATTCTATCAGTTGCTTTGCATGAATAGTTTCAGTTATCTTACGAGTGAGATAATCCTGTACAGACAAATAGGAGTACATCAATAAGGATTTGCCGCATCCGACTTTTCCCATCAAATATATGCCTTTATGTACATTCCACTTGCAATTCCCCACATCTCCGGTCAGATAATAATATAACTGACGAATTATGTCCTTATTGTACTGGTCAACAATGAATGTTGACTTAATACCTCTTTGCATCATTATAGCTTCTGCCTTTGCTTTCAATAGCGTCCAAAACTCGATGTCAGAAATATGAGAATAATGAAAAGCCCATAGCTCCCGATCCAGTTCTTGCTGCTTTTGTTTGCAGGTATTAATGAAGTCACTAAAAGTCGCTGTCATGGGTTATTTCTTTAGGTGGGTTAGTATAGCTATTATCAGTCACTTTAAAAAACTTTGGATAACTACCAGCCATAGCGAAGTTCAAATATCTAATTGCCGTATCCGGACTTCCTTCACTTATATCATCAAGATAATCCAAAACTTTCTGTTCTTCCCTGCTTTTATATGTCTTACCAAACGTCTCCAAACGGTATTCCTTCCAATATTGCCAAGTCTGCTGGAACTCCTCTTCTTCAAAAGGTAATTTGATATCAACAGGTTCTATCGGATTCTGCATTAGTTCATCAAACTTCATAGCCTGTTCTTTCAGCCTATCCCATTCTTTAATAAACTTCACTATTTTTTGTTGTGCGATAACAGGAATACCGCCATCAATATAAGTATTAAACTCATTAGTGGCACATTCGAACTGTTTCCATAATATATTCCAAACTTTCTGCATATCTTCAGCTATTTAAGTTATTCTAAAAAAGACCGGGAATTTCACCCGGTCCAATGAACAAACCCAGATGGGGCTGGTACCCAACAGCTCTCCTTAAAGCTGGCATATTAAATTAGTTATTCATCAGTAGCTCCTAGAGGGGCCTTTTTATTCTTGTTTTACGTTAATCTACTATTTTCACATACTCGGCTTTGTTAATGCCGGCAGTCCCATTTATACCGTAATCGAGATGTGCACCATTACGAAGCTGTTCCATAACTTTCTTCTTGGCTTTGGTCGCTTCGGTGATCGTCTTATAATCTTGGTGTCCGATTGGGTATTTACAATATATGTGACCTACTTCAAGTTTGATACTTAATCCGAATAGGTCCTCACCTGTTTTCTTATTAAAATTGCGTTGAGTTCTGACTTGCATACCATTCCTTTCTATTCTGTTATGAAGGTTTATTAATTACCAAGTCGCACTCAGGTGCCCATCCTAATGACTTCTTACCGTCCCAGACATCGTACAGCCATTCGTCAACGTACCCCTTTTGTGGATTGAAATTAGAATGATGGAGGTTAATTATCTCAACCTCTTTGCCAATCTTAGATTTATCCGGGTGATTGACTATTTTTACTCTTTCTCCAATTCTAAATTTAGCTTCCATTACTTCCGTTTTTTAGTTGGTATATAAATTGGGGATGCTTTCCCTTTATTGTTTTTATTTATGCCATTCATTTGGTCAACCATTTTTTGATTGAAGATGGTTGAACCGGCAAGACCTTTGATATTCTTTCCCATATTAGCTCCTCTCTACTTAGGTTTTACTTCAAAATATCAATAGCTTGCTTCAATATAACGTCAGCCATTTTTTCATCACCGATTTCTATTTTGCAAATTATTCTAAGTTGCGTTGCTAAATATCTTGTAGCCTGTGCCAACTGTTGAACATCTTTGGGGACTTCCATGTCATTTTCAATCGCAGAACGTCCCAATATTTCTGCTATCCTAAATTCTATTTCACTCATATTTTATTTATTTTGAATAATTTGTTCTGTCTCTACATATTCCAAGATTCTCAAACCCTAGAGGACAACCATCGCAATAAACATTGTCCCCTTTTTGATAACAGGGACGATTATGGAGAATTTCTTCTTTTAGTTTGGAAATAATATCATCATCCTGCGCTATTACTTCTTGCAAACTCTCAACGACCTTTTCATGGACTTCCTTTTTTATTAAGGAATTATATTCGTCCTCTGATAATATAAACATCATACTGTAGTTCCTTTCTATTCCGTTATCGTTTTATCTCCTATCTCAAATAAATTGTTTTGTAAGTCATAACCAAAACTTTTAATTCCACCTTCCCGCCTAATACTTCGTTTACCATCCTCTGGCAGAATGACAATCTTTACTTCATCATTAATTTGGTATCCATCTTTCCTTAGGCGATACCGAAGATTGTTAAGCTTTCTCCGTTTTTTCTTTTCCATCAAAATCTATTTTTTGTTCTCCTTCCCATTTTAATAAGATATAGTAGAAATCAGCCTGCAGAACATCAGGAACTTTATTCATATACATTCGCTTCACCATATTGACAAATACCCCAGGTTCATATCCTGTATCAAGAAAACTTATAAATTCATTCACTCGATTAAGTTTCATGATGCGCATACCTTTAATTGTAGCTGTTCCAATATATTGCCCTTTCAATTCAATTCGATATGTCCTATTGATTTGATATTTGGAAGTGGCGAGGCGAAAAGTAGTGAAGCATTTACACTTTAACTTTCCATTCCAACCATCCGAGAACCTAATAACTTCCATATTATTCCCCTTTCCCCTGATAAATAGTCTCTGTTGGCATAGCTTGCTCAACATATTGAAATAAGAGCCGTGGAATATCCTCAATAATCCTAGTTAAGCTATTCTCCTCAATTAATTTGATAGTCACTGTACTCATGCACTCATCTATTGATGAAACATTTTTCACTTCCACATAAGATAGATTGTTTAGCGCATCAACAAATGTAAGATACCTCATTACATCAAAAGCGGCTACACAATTTAATACATCATTAAAGGTTGGTTTCGGAATCCAAAATACATCTTCATCATTCTGATTCTGAAGTGTCACAAACGGCTTGTTTTTTGCGTCCATAATAATAAGTTTATTAGTTAGTAAATCGTCGTTCGAATCCGGGAATCGAACCCGGAAATGCTT